GATGTTCAAGTATTAATGCCAGTCGCAGATTTAATGAAACATGAAATAGTAGCATTGGGTTTAAAAGTTAACGCACCGCTTGATCTTACTTGGAGTTGCTATGAAGCTGGTGATTTACATTGTGGTTGTTGCGGCCCCTGTTTTATGAGAAAAACCGCATTCAAAATGTTAGGTGAAAACGAAGTAATAAAATATCAAACAGATGGTTAAGACCTTTAGGTATAATTTTATTTATTTAACCCGAAATAAGATTACGGGGAAGATTTATGTAGGGAAGCACCAGACAAACACAAGAGACGATGGTTACTTGGGTTCAGGTACCTATCTCGAAAGGGCACTTCATAAATATGGTAGAGAAAATTTTGAAAGGGAAATATTAGAAGAGTGTGCATCTGACTTACTTTCCGAAAGGGAAATATATTGGATTGATGAATTAAAGGTATTGAATAAGTCCATTGGATATAATTTTGCTGAAGGTGGAATGGGTGGACACACTGGTAATTACGAAGCAGTTAGAAAAAAAGCAATGGGTCGAAAAAGACCAGATATGGTTGGAGAAAACAATCCTATGAAAAGTTCTTTAACGGCAAGGAAGCTAAGCGAACGATTTAAGGGGATTCCAAAATCGGAAGAGCACAAGAAAAAGGTTTCTGAAACAAAAGTCGGACAGTCTTATGGCCCAATGAGTGAAGCACATAAGCAAAAGATTTCCAAAAGGTTAAAGGGGATACCAAAAACAGCGGAACAGAGAAGAAAAATTTCTGAAGGACATAAACGTAGATTTTTATTAAAAAAAGAAAAAGAAAATGGTTAAAATGGTATCACATGAATCTCCAATATCATTATTGGAAGATAGTTTGACATGGAACGATTATGATTATTGCCTCGTTCATCTCTTTGAAACGCGACCAGAATATTTTGCGTTCTTCAAAAAGCAAGTGGAAGAGGGTAGAGACGTTATATTGGATAATTCAATTTTTGAATTACGTACAGCATTTGAGCCTTCCCGTTTCGGTTATTGGATTGACAAATTGAATCCCACAGAATATATCATTCCTGACGTGTTAGAAGATGCGAATGGAACTATCGATTCTGTATATAACTGGATCAAAAATCATAACAGACCAGGAGTCAAAATAGGGGTCGTTCAAGGGAAGACAATGGATGAAATGCTATTGTGCTATCAGACATTAGATAAATTGGTTGACAAGATTGCATTCACAATTGATTATACAGAATTGTATGACAATGAATTCGGTCTTGGAAATCTACCAGTTGATTGGAAAAATATGGTAGGAAGGCAAATGTTGCTTTCTGCACTTATCGAAGGTGGTATCATTAATTATTCAAAACCACATCATTTATTAGGATGCTCATTACCTCAAGAATTCTTGATGTATAAAAGGGAGACTTATGACTTCATTGAAAGCATCGATACGTCATCTCCAATCGTACATGCTATTAAAGGTATTTCTTATAATAATTCTGGACTGTATCGCAAAGAAAAGATCCTGTTAGCAGATTTAATTGACACTAAGAAGGAAGACATAGATGGATCAATCCTTTTACTTAACGTTCAAACATTCGAAGGGATAGCCAATGGTTAAAATAATTGCAATATCAGGAACACACAGTGTTGGAAAATCAACTCTCATAAATCAATTGAAAGAAATTGAGCTTCCTTATAGAATCCTCTTTATGGATGAAACGACTGATCATCTTAGAGAATTAGGATTTCGTTTAAGCAAAAAGGTATCTACTGGGCATCAATTCGTAATATTGAATGAAGATTTCAAACGAATGATACTCTTTAGTGAATTTTTAAAGTACACTAAGGAATACGATATGATTATAACAGATCGTAGCGTAATGGATACAAAAGCTTACATCGAATACGAAACAGAGGCTAAACCGTATTCTGACGAGTCGCAAATGCTTCAAGGCGTAGCGAATAGTCTTGAAAGGCAATTTCTTAGCGTATATAATCATACCTTTTATATTCCACCTGAGATTCCTTTGGTTACAGAAGGAAGAAGAAGTCTAGATGAGACTTTTAGAAAAAGGGTGGACTTGCATTTGATTCAGAATCTGAATAACCAATCGATGTTTGTTCCTTTCACAACGATTAAAGGAAGTCGGGAAGAAAGATTAGCAAGCATTCTTTACCATTTAAAAGAAACAAGTGATGTTTAATTTTTTACACAAACAAGTCGTTTATGATGCATTTCAGTCATCACAACAAGAATTCGTTTCATCATATAATAAATATTTTGAATTTTCGGAATTATCGCTAAGTGTTATTTATCAAGGTCTTCGAGAGCAAATTGAAAAATATGATAAATTTGGAGTAAAATTGCGTTTTTTAAAAAAAGAAGAAAGAGATAAATTGTTTGATGAATTATTTGATCAATCACAAAGTAATTTTATTGAGAGTATGAACAATAAGGAAATTGCGATTGTTAATGATAATTTGGAACAGTCGTTTGATGATAAAGAAGAAATTTTTTCAAAACTACAACAATTACCAACAAAGAAAGCAAGAGTTTTATTTCTTTATAAAGAGTGTGGTTATGATAGAGAGACGGTTATTAAAACTTTACCAGCGTATGATAAAACTTATATTATAGACATTATAAATATAGAGAACAAAAAAGATGAAATTTAACGATTGGATAGAAGAAAAAAAGCTTTCACTCTTTTCGAAAGAAAAATCAATAATAATATTAAATGGTATAGACGGCACATTTCAAATAGTTGAAAGAAAAGATATTTTAATTGATGAGATAGGACGTTTAATTCTTAGTGAAGAAGAACAAAAAAATCATCCTACATTTTATATTTTTGAATGGGGCGGAAAGTGGTATTACGAAAAATTTGATTATGAAAAAGTAACTTTTCAATTATTTGAAGATTTAGGTAATATTCAAGATAATCTTTTTATAGACGATTATCCCTTTTTAGGAATTCATGGACATCATGAATTATATAATGGTACTGGCACCTATAATGCGTGGATGGAAAGATTGAAGTTTATGAAGTATGGGATTGCTGCAATTGTTGAGAAGAATACATTAGGTGGTATATTGAGTTTTCAAAGGGAATGCAGTAATTTTGGAATTAAAAGTATTATTGGAGAAGAAGTCGTTGTAGAGCAATCTGATGGTTTTCAATATCATGTTAAACTTTATGTAAAAAATGAAAAGGGATGGGATATTCTTTTGTTAATTAATAAAGAAATTAATGTTATAAACGAACGGTCTTTTATTAGAGAAGATAGATTTTTTGAATTAATTAGATTTGATCTTATTGTGGTTTTAGATAAATGGATAAGATTAAGTGATTCTTTAATTAATAAATATAATACTGCTGTTGGAAGAGATAATTTATTTTATCAACTAGATACTGTTATTTATAAAAATGATGTAAGGGATATAGAATTATTAAATTTACAAAAACAAAATTTAAACTTTGTTGATGCTATTAAATTTGTACTTGTTAATGACGCTTATTATATTAATAAGAGTGATTTTGAAATAAAGAAAAAATTAAATGAAATAAATCCAAGAGGAGAAGTTCAAGAGGTTGCTTTAAATCAACATATTAAGAACTTAGATGATAATTTTGCTGTCTTTCATACTTTATTTAAAGAAGATGATAATAGACTTTGGTTAATTTTAGAGACATCAATTAATAATGCCATTAAAATAGGAAGTGAATGTAATTTTATATATGCAGGAAGAGGAATGCATTTACCGAAATTTAAAAGAAATCATTTAGATTTAACTTCTATTATAAAGAGCAATGATGATTTAATTTGGGAGTTAATTGAACAGGGTATAAGAATAAAACTTAAGGATAAAACGAATGATGAATTAAGTATTTATTTTGAGAGAATTGATATTGAAATGGATATTATTTTAAAGGGAGGGTTTGTTGATTATTTTTTAATACTCTGGGATATTATTTATTTTGCTAATAAAAATGGAATTTTAACTGCACCTGGACGTGGAAGTAGTGCCGGGTCTTTAATTGCTTATCTTCTTAATATTACAAATATTGATCCTATTGAATATGATTTGCTTTTCGAAAGATTTTTGAATCAAGGAAGATTAGATAGTGGAGAGCCGCCAGATATTGATACAGATTTTGCAGGGTCAAGGAGAGATGAAATAAAAAAATATTTAGAAGGATTATATGGAAGTGAACAAGTTTGTTCAGTAGGTACATATGGTACATTTCAATTAGCATCTGCTGTAAAAGACATGCTTAGGGGAAGAGTAGAACCACAAACCTTAAATTATATTATTAAGAGAGCAACATTCGAAACAGGCGAATTTTATGACCTATTTCTTGAGGCGATTCATAATAAACAATTAAGGGGATTATTAAAACTTTGGCCATCACAAATTAATAAAGCACAAGTAATTCACAAACAAGTTAAAATGACATCGATTCACCCTTCTGCTTTTATTATCACACCAGAAGAAAATGGAAATATATTTTCACAATTTCCAGTTAGAAAAGAAGGTGATATGTTAATTTCAGAATGGGATGGAGAAGAATTAGCAGATCTTGGTTTTTTAAAAGAAGATTTGTTAGGAACAAAACAATTAGATAAGTTTGCAGATATAATGAAACTTATTCAACAATTTAGAGGAGAAACTGTTGATTTTTATAATATTCCATTAGATGATGAAGCAGTATATGATTATTATAAAAAGGGATTGAATGCTGATAATTTTCATTTTGGATCTAATCTGCTTACAATATATTCAAGAAAGATTCTTCCTGATAATATTGATGACTTAACAGCAATGATTGCTCTTGTCCGGCCAGGAACGTTAGAAGTTGGAACTACAGAACGATATGTTAAGTTAAAAAATAAAGAAATTAAAATTGATTATATGCCAGGGACTGAAGAGATTACTAAATCGACCTTTGGTTTAATTGTGTATCAAGAACAGGTGATGCAGATTTGTCAGTCAATGGGTAATTTTACATTAACAGAAGCTGATAAGATTAGAAAAGCGATGGGAAAGATAAAAGAAGAAATTCTTGTTCCCTTTAAAGAAAAGTTTATTGAAAATGCGATTAAAAATGGTTATGAGGAGAATAATGTAGAACAAATATGGCACTTAATGGCAGAACATGCAAAGTATTCTTTTAATAAAAGTCATAGTGTATCATATGCAATAATTGGATATATCTCTCAATGGTTTAAAGTTAATTATCCAATTGAATTTTGGTTAACTGCATTTGAATATGCAGATAAAGATGATATTGTAAGATATGTTTCTGAAATTAATAATACAAAGAAGGTAACAATCAAACAAGCAAATATTAATTTTACGGAGGTTGATTTTTCGGTTGATTTAGAGAAAAATGAACTTTATTGGTCGATTAGTCAGATTCAGGGTATTGGTGATTCTCGATTAAAAGAATTAAATGAAGAGAAGAAAAATGGTGCCTATATATCTTATAAAGACTTTTTATATCGTATAAAAGAGAATGGAAGAAAGTTAGGGAAACAAGTTATAGAGAATTTGATTTTTGCAGGAGCGTTTGATGAAATCGAATCAGTTAAGAAGACTTCAGATAGACATCAATTAATGATAGAATTAATTGAAGGTTTTGGAATTAAAGAAAAAGAACTCTTTATTAATAAGAAGGAATATTATTTGGAGAAGGATTGGTGGTGGAGTTTACAGCAAAGGAGGGTTTCAAATTTTGCGTATTTTGATTATTTTAATATTATTTTTAGTGAAATGCCAGAACTTGAAAATAGGAAATCAAAATTTGCTGATGGTTTTGGAATTAATGCTGGCGCATATGATCATAAGATTATTATTTCTGCAGGAATTGTAATTGAAGTAAAAGAAGGTAGTAGCATAAATGGAGATTATGGAAGTGTGCGCATAGATTCTAATTTTGAAGAAATCGTACTTACTTTATGGAATGAAGCTTGGGCTGTTTTTAAAGAAGAAATAAAAGAAGATACTATATTAGTTTTTTCTGGTAAATGCACATATAGTGAATACCAAAAAGGATATGGAATTACTATAAGTAAAAAATCAATATGTAAAACATTAGAAGATGAAAGACACGATTAAAATACCACTTTTAAATCATACGATTAGATTAACGTTTAAGAGTTTTGAAGAAGAAATAGATATAGATGACTTGACAAAAATTCATTATGATAATTTAAGTGGAGAAATTATTACTATTTCTGCGTTGTTAAATAGAATTGGTTTATTGAAAGCAGAAGCAGAAAATGAAGTTACTATAGGTAAACATCGTCGGGAAGTTCTTGCTGCAAATAAAAGAAAGTATTATAATTCGATTTGTGATAAATTGACAATACAACAATTAGAAGATAAGGTTCTTTTGGATGAAGAATATCAAATTTCAATAAAGGATCAGCAAGACAATCAACGTGTATTTGCAATCGTAGATTCTTTATATTGGGCGATACATTCAAAAAGTCAAAAATTATCTGTTCTAATGAAAGGAACTACGCCTGAAGAATTTGAAAAAGAAATAGTTGAAGGTTTTATAAATGGATTTTTTATTAAAAAAATTGAAAATTCAATTCGATAAAATTTTTTAGATAAATAAATTTTTCTTATTTTTATAGACTAATAATTAATAATTAAAAATCAAAAAAATGGTATTAGACAGAAGTAAGTACAAAGCAACCAGATTAAAAGAGCTGGAAAAAGAAGAAGAAGAAGTAAAAGAATTAACTGGATATGATTCTGCCTTTGATAAAATTGAAGAAGGAAGAAATAAATTTCGTATATACCCAAAACATGCAGATTCTAAGGCATATGCTTATGCAAGAGTTTCTCATTGGATCCCAGTTGAACTTGAAAGGGATGATAAGAAAGAATGGAGAAGACTTCCTATACCAGATGCAAGAAAGCATGGTGGTTTTAAAGAAGATGTTGTTGATCAGTACATTAAGTTTATTAATCGAATGATAAAAGAGGAAGGTTTCGATGAGAAAGAAAACAAACGGATTACTGGAATTATTCGTGATTTTAAAACAGGGATTGAAGCAAATTCTTCTTGGATTGCTTATATGGGAAGAGGAACTGCAGCCGGTTGGAAAGAGGCAAAACTTTT